TGACAACCGAAGAATTTTTTGGTTATCTGCGCGGCAATTGCATCAAATACATCTGGAGGTATCGCCAGAAAAATGGCCTTGAAGACCTCCGCAAAGCCAGGTGGTACTTATGCCGCCTGATTTCAGAATTTGAACTTGACCCTTATGACGATCCTCTCGCATGAACTGTCCAGACTGCAACCGGTCACCACAAAAAGGTGACCGCTGGGTCACTCAAACTAAACCTCGTTTTGAAAGCAGCATTGTGCGGGGCCGTAAATGCCCAGCCTGTGGTTACAAATGGTTTACAGCTGAAGTCCCAATTGTCTGCGACCTTGACTCCAATGATAGGGTTGCAGAGCTAGAGGTAATCATCAAAAACCTCTTGCAAACCTCTTACGAAACTTTTCTTCTTTAATTATGTCTACACACCCATTTGACACCAGCAGCTTTGCAAGCGTAAAGCTTAAGAACGTTCCAAGCTACTTACAAAATGAGGCCGCAGATTACAACCTTCGGGTTGCGGCCTGGTTCGATAACTATGCTGTAAACGCTGCTCAAGTTGATCGCGCTATGGCCGACGAAGACAAGCTCTGGAAAATGCGTAGCGCAGAAGGCTGGGAAGCTGATGAAGGTGGCTGGTACACACCTACTGGCATCAGTGAGCATGACTGGGAACACGACTATGGAAACCCTTTTCCTGAAGAACCTGTCTGGAAAAACTACAAGGCCCTTAAGCGTTGCACAGCTGGCTGGCGTTTAGATGACACCGGCTGGTACAGTCCTGACGGCCAGCACGAGTCCGAATGGGCAGGCCCACTTCCTGAATACACACTTCTTTGAAGACCACCCATGTCTGACTACAACTTGTTTTTTGGTGTCGAGCACCTGCATAGGATCTCGACATCAATTTCTATTGCCTTTGATACGGAAACGCTCCAGCTACAGCCCGAAGTGGGCAAACTTCGTTTGATCCAGCTGGGTTGCGAAGTCAGCAAAACCATCGTCATCATTGACTGCTTTGAATTAGATACGGACGGCTGGCAAAAGCTCCGCCTGTTCTTTACCAATGGTGAGCGGTACTGGTTAGCCCATAACGCAGTGTTTGACCTTGGCTGGCTTCAAGAACACGGCATCTATGTGCGTGGCCGGAGAATTGGCTGCACCATGCTTGCCAGTAAGCTCCACCACAATGGAACGCCAAACCTCAGGCACGGTTTAGCCCATGTGGCCAAACGTGTTCTCAAAATTGAACTCGACAAGGAACAGCAGCGGTCTGATTGGAGCGTTCCAGTCTTAAGTCGAGACCAATTGGTCTATGCCGCTAAAGATGTTGAAGTGCTGCTGCAGTTGGACTACCCACTTACAGCGGCGCTACAGAATGCAAGGCTTTCCGAAGCTTACGCATTAGAGTGCAAAGCACTTCCCGCTATGGCCCAAATGTGGCGTACCGGGCTTCCTTGGAACCGTTCCAGTCTTCAGCAGCTTTGTGATGATTACCAGCACGACATTGATGCGCTCGGTAGAGACTTTTTACGGGAACTTGATAATGCGCTTCCGGCAGAACACAAGCTCCCAAGAGAAGCAGCAAATACTCAAAGACTTTCAAAGCTTCGAGACCTTATCACGCAAATGGGGCACGACGACTCAGACTACGAAAAGTGGTATGCGGAAATTGAACAGATTGAAACAGCGCCGAAAGCGTTTAACCTCAGGCCGAAAGCTACGGGTGATGCTCGCCGTGGGACCAAGGTAGAAGCAGGTTTCAACCTAAATAGTCCTAAGCAATTGTTAGAAAAGTTCACAGCACTTCTAGGAGTAGTGCCAAAGGACAACAAAACAGGTAAGCCTAGTGCTAGTAGGGCAGCACTTCAGGACTACGCTGCGGACCACCATGTCATACAGACCTATTTGGCGTGGAAGAAAAGTGAAAAGCGTCGTCAAATGGCTGAAGGGATCCTTGAAAAAATGGACCCGGATGGCTTTGTACGTGCCAGCTACCTCCAGCTCGGGGCGGAGTCAGGCCGTATGTCCTGCATCAAGCCCAACAACCAACAGATTCCCCGTGATACAGAGTTTCGGCAATGTGTTGAAGCTCCTGATGGTTGGCTGCTTGTGGACGCGGATTTTGGTCAAATGGAACTGCGACTCGCTGCAGCAGTGGCGCAAGATGAAAAGATGACCAAGGCGTTCCAGGCTGGTGAAGACCTTCACACGGTTACTGCTGAGGCAATCGGCTGTACTCGCCAAATTGCGAAAAGCGCAAACTTTGGTTTGTTGTACGGATCGGGCGCCAAGGGTTTGCGGAATTACGCTGCTAGCTCTGGTGTCACCATGACTGTTGAGGCCGCTGCAACAATTCGTAACCAATGGCTGGATGCCTATGCAGGTGTGAAGCAATGGCAAAATCAGAACGCCGCAGACGCATCAAAAACAGCAAGTAATCGCTGGGCCGAAATTCGTATCCCAGGCTCTGACATGCGGCGCTTTCTGCCGGGTGACATGAATCGCCTGACGGTTAGGTGCAACACTCCAATCCAAGGGGCTGGTGCGGCAATCCTTAAATGCGCTCTAGGAAACCTGTGGCCAAAACTTCTGGAAGCTGGTGAGCAGGAAGTAAAAATTGCGGGCTGCATCCACGATGAAATTCTCTTACTTGTTCGTGAAGATAAGGCACAGCAGTGGGCGCTCCAGCTAAAACAAGTAATGGAAAGCGCCGAAGCTAAGTGGTTGGGAGACATTCCGCCGCTGGCTGAACCTTCTGTAGGAAAGCGTTGGTCTGAAATTCACTAAAAAGTAGCGCAGCATGGTCAGCATCTATCGAACGCTTAACGGATGGTCCTTCCGTACCCCTCAGGGAACAGGTTGTTACCGTAGTCTTGCGGAAGTGATGGATGTTGCCTATGCCACCGGAGACAGGGCGGCAGATAGTCATGAAGTTCTTGCAGTACGAGATAGCGCGTGCCACCACTGCAGATTTGCTCCGCGCAGCCAATTTCCTTGAAGGTGCTAGGGAAATAAGGCGGGGTTGCCGTAAACAACGCACAAAGGCTCGTAAGGAGCAGCAGACTGGATGGCGTAAGCATGTTGATAACGCGCTTCTTTGGTAGCACAATGCTAGACTGAAATTTACTGGGCTACTACTTGATGGCGATTCGGCACGGAAATAAGACGTATATGCAGATTCTTCTTGACCCGCACAGGGCGAAATTGTTGCTTGACCTAGCTGAAAAGACTAGCACACGTCCTACCGCTTGGATTCGTGATGCGGTCTACAAAGCATTGGAACGGGAATATCCTGCTGCGGTTTACAACGAAGCAGTTGCTCAGGATGAAGCTGCTTGGCGGGCTTCTGTTCGTAAGCGGGTGGAGGGTCGTAGTAATTCACGAAGGGCAAAAGGCTTGCTGTAAGTTCCTGCAGATTTCGTGTAAAAGGGTTTGTACTGTGCTACTCTTCCTGGGCTTACTACTTACAAGCTAATGACTCGCTACGCACTTAAGACGACACACGGAACTCAAATTTTGTACCTTGCAGCCTACTATGCAAACTTTCCTACAAACAACGGTATTCGCTTGACAGATAAAGCAGAAGACGCTTGCTCCTATGTAACTATTGAAAAAGCCTGTCAGGTGGCACGTAATCTCGAAGACACCATGGGTTGCGTACCAACTATTGTGGAAGTTTCTTACTGATGGACGGGTTCAGCGAGTATCTACAAGACATTGGGCGTTACCCCTTATTAAGTAAGGAGCAGGAAATTCTGCTGGCGCGGCAAGTACAGGTTTGGGTTACATCTGAAAACCCCACCGAAAGGGAAATTAAGACGGGTAAACGGGCTTACCAAAAGCTCATCAACTGCAACCTGAGACTTGTGGTTTCTATTGCAAAACGTTACACATTACGTTCCAAGCGCACAGAAATGTTTGACATTGTGCAAGAAGGAAACATTGGGCTTGCTCACGGCATTAAAAAGTTTGACCCAGAGCGTGGCTACGCCTTGTCCACATATGTCTATTGGTGGGTCAGGCAGTCCATTAGTCGCTATCTGAGCTACCACGACCGGATGATTCGTATTCCGTCCCATGCTGGGGAAATACTGGCAAAGCTGCGCCAGTGGGCACCTCAGTTTGAGTTGGCGCATGGCAGACCGCCCACCCTAGAAGAAAGCGCAGAGTACTGTGCTACACCTCCTAAGCGGCTGCGGGAGTACCTGGAGCGTAGTGAAGACTGCCTTAGCTTGGATAAGCCTAGAACCGGGCTGGATTCTCAAGAACATACCCTGGTTGAGCTTATTAGCGATGGCGAACACCCTATGGAGAAGCTTGATAACCTTTTCTGTAGTGATACAGTAGACAGACTCTTGATGACCCTGAGCCCCGTGGACCGTACCATCGTGGAACGTGTATTTGCTTTTGATGGTGGTGAGCCGCAGACCTACATAAAAGTGTCAAAAGACTTGGGTATGTCTAGAGAACGTGTAAGGCAAAGATGCCATAGGGCCTTAAGAAAACTTCATGTGCTGGCAAAGCTCGGTACTTGCGGGCCTTTATAATGGAGTGCCCTAATTGCGGTGCCTCAGGTAAAGGTGCCATAACAACTACTGCATCTCGTACTTCGCATGAAGTAGCTGTAACACGGGTCAAAAAATGTACAGCGTGTTCTGCAAATTTTTATTCGGTGGAACTTCCTGTTGATAGAGATTACATCTTTTGCAGAAAGCACTACCACATTAAAAAAGGTATGCTGCTTCGCCTTCTTTCTGCGCTTTATTCATGAGCAATGTTGAACTGGTCTGGGCAACCCCAGACGCTGAAAAGTTGATCGTGCGTATGGCGCGTGTTAGTAATCCCAGCAATGAAGACAACTGGGAAACTGGGCCAGGGCTTCTTAGGTACCTTGTAAAGCACAAGCATTGGTCACCATTTGAGATGGCCAATATGTGCGTTCAAATTGATACAGAACGTGACATCGCCGCCCAAATACTGCGGCATCGGTCCTTTTCGTTCCAAGAGTTCTCTACTCGCTACAGCAAGACCGCACCAGCTGAGATACCTTACTTCCGGCGACAGGACACTAAAAATCGGCAGAACAGCATCAGTGACCTACACCCAAAACATCAGGAAGACTACAAGGCAGGTGCTGGTCGCATCATTGCTGATGCCTTTTTGTTTTATGACACCCTATTGGAACGGGGCGTTGCCAAGGAGACGGCTAGACGTATCTTGCCACTCTGTACTCCTACCACCCTTTACATGCAAGGGACACTAAGGTCTTGGGTGCATTACATCCAGTTACGGGCTGATAACGATACACAGCTGGAGCACCGGCAAATTGCGTTCCAGTGTGCAGACGTGTTTAAGAAGTGCTTTCCAACGGTGTATCAGGCCGTTTTTCCTACACTGAACGCATGAAAGTTATCTTTTTAAACTGGTTTGAGCGTGCGGCTCTTCATGTACTGGTGTGCAGTCCCCGCATTGGTATGCTCGCCGTTAAAGAAATGGATGGGCCGTTGCTTTTTATCGCTAATGACCCTCTTGATGGAATGCCCATCGGCGATAGTAATCCAGTGGTAAACCAGTTAGAACACATATACCGCAACTCGTCTAACGGACCAGGGTATGGTCAAGATTCGGGCGTTACATGAACAGTGGTTCGTAGTGTGTACGCCCGGTGGTGGCTTGTGCGTTGAGACGACTAATGAACAAAAAGCACGTACCATCGCAGATGTGCTTCATTGCTCCGTCCATTCGGAAATGCGGGCTTCGCGGGCTTCGTTCCAGTAGTCACGTTCTCGGTACCATTCCTGCCAGTCGTGGCCTGATTTGTGGCTATTGCAAGAGAAGCAGCATCCAACTAGATTTCGCTGCTCTGTTATACCGCCTTTCCACTTTGGGACTACATGGTCTAATGTTGCGTTCTTGCCCAGCGGTTCAGCGCAGTAGGCGCAGCAGTAGTTCCATTGCTGCAAAATATGTTCACGAAAACGCACCTTGGCTTTTTTACGGGATACCAGCTCAGTCCCGTCAATCTGGTGGTCCACTACCACCGCTCAATAAACTGCAACAACCTATTTGACTTGCAGCTACCTGTATGGTAACGCCGGGAAAATTACGGTGTTGACCATATTCGCCCTTCTTCTATGCGGCGACGGCGTAGTCCTTCTTCAAAATGTGATCCAGGGTTTCGATAAAATAATAAAGTATCGGGTACTTGGTTCCATTCGTGGTTTTTTAGTACGCTGCTAATTGTTCTAAACCCTGGCAAACCGTAGAAATACGCTCCAACGTTGAAAGCAAAGCTAATTAAGGCTGATTTTTGGTTGGAACTCATGCTTTTCCAGAACGGTATGTCGGCTTCAAGAATGTCTGCGGTGCGTTGTATCTCTAAGTTCAACATTTCTTCTGCTCTTCGCTGGCTAATTCTTTCGCCCAGCCTTACGTTTTGGCCTTCGGGGTAACGGGTGTTTCCGTAGCCAATCGTTGGCACGCCAGCAGGACATAAATATGAAGTTAAGTGACAACCTTCAAATTCTTTGATAAGCTCCACCGCCGCGCCGTAGCTTTTGTCGTTTACAGCTGAAATCCATGTCCCGTACCAGGGCTGGTCACGGTTCAGAATGTCTGGCTGTACCTTTAAAATTGCAGCCTCAAGCTCTACTAACGCAGCACTCTGATGGGGCAGCTTCCGGTAGTAACGGAATAGGTCATTCAGGTGAACCGGGGTGTTTGGACTCATGCCATGGTGCGCGAAGGTGCAGGTCGTCGAGGCGCTGTGGAGGTGGTACTGCAGCAGGTTGCGTTGCGTGCCAGTCCTCTTCAGCTTGGTCTAGTTTTTTGGGCAGCGTTGCGTAAAATTTACGGCGTTGGATAGCGTTATTAACCCTGCTCCACATGGAACGTGTGTCAAATAAGACGATCCAACGCCCGTCAGGCGGTATCAGCCCTTTTTTCCGGGCTTAACGCTGCGGAGTGCAGTGAACAAAAATTGGATGACGCTGTTGTCCTTTAGCTTGCTCATGCCGATCAGCTCAGATGCAGCAGCGATAACGATCCAAAGAGCGGGGTGGCCAATGATTTCTTCAAAGTTCATGGTGTTCAGGGCTTTCTCTAATATTAGCCTTGTGAGCTTTTGTGCTCCAGAACAGTGATGCGGTTGCCGTGATCGTTAAGCCTTTCGTAAATTTCGCGGCGGTCCATAGTCGCTTGTATTTTCTCTGCCTTCATGTCTTGGTGTAGATCTTCAAGCTTGGTTGCAATACTTTCGACGCCTGCTGTCAAGCGAATAACAGCTTCGCGCCCTTCATTGGTACGTCTACTAAAACCGGAGACACTCATCCCCGCTATACCAATGGACGCTCCAAGCACCGCTGCGTAGATTTCAATCACAAGCTGTGCCTTCCTGCCCTTTCATTGTAATGGGTCTGGCTTGCCGGATAGTATTGCCACAGCGCGTTTGTAGAACATGCAGTCGGTCTTACCGGCACGTTCCAACGCCTTCTTTATTTTTGTCCAGTTTTCGTATGTGTGTTTGTCCATTAGTATCCTTGGTTTAGCTTGCCTCCGTTGACTCAGGTTCCGTTGACTCAGGTTCCGTTGACTCAGGTTCCGCCCATGTTGAGTAACTTAGACTTGTGATATAAGCGGCAAATTCTTCAGTGGTTGTGGTAGCGAGGATTGCTGCTTCCTTTTCGTCGCTCTTGGCGCGTATCGCAGCACGCTCCACAAGCACTGCATCAGAAACCGGTTTGCCGCTTGGTTCAGCACTGCGGGTGATCATCCAATCGGTAGGGGCCAGCATCGTCCCTGCGGTAATTTTGGTTTTGCCCACCCACTGCTCTACCAGCTGGGCGTGATCTTTCGGCGTGTCCGGCCCCCAATAAAATCGCTGGTCGTAAAACGGGGGGTCTGGCACTTCGGTGATGCCAACCGCCTCACGCTTTTCGGGCGCAGCAAGGCGTAACCAGTTAGCGGGGTATTGAATGCCGTCGTGGGTAAAAGCCCGGTCAGGCGACAGGGACTTGCCGTCGAGAATGAACATGGTCTGTTAAGAGCTGGTACTACCTGGCACGAGCCAGGTTGAAGGGGTTTTCAGCTACGGCGTAATAAATGTAGGTTCCAGGATCCGCCCTGTTGTATTCAGTAGAACTATCCTTAAAGGCAAAGCCGTTGCTTAAAAAATCGACACCAAAAGTTGAAGGAATTGATGAGGATCCGTTTCCTCTTAATCCTTCCGCTTGAGAACTATTGGCAAAAAGTGATTCTTGGTTAATGTTGTAACTACCTCGTTCGCTGTCAAAGATTATCCATCCTTCGTAGGCATTATCAGCAGTAGCCGCAGTTTTCTTGACGAGTAAAAATTTAGGGCGGAAACCTACATAGACAAAGTTATTTCCACTTTGAGATGTGTACGAACCCATTGCGCTGTAGCCCAAAACAGGTGCGAAGCAGTAGGCGATGCAGTTAATTGCTGTACCAGGAGCGGCCAAGATGTTGGAATAAACACCAAGTGTTGTGCTTGATTGTGACCACACATTGTAACCGTAGTTATAAACAGCGCCCGTTTCATTTAACAAGAGCCGACCTTGAAGTGGGCTTGCCTGAGAGAATGCGTGGAATACAGCCCATGCATTTGTAGTATTGCGAGGCTTAATGATGACAAACTCGGGGGAAACACCCAATCCGTGACCGAACGTACTGATACTATTTGTTGTGGTGATACTAAATGTACAGACGCTAAACCCCGCACTAGCATTAGCCCTCACCTGAGAAGTGATGCTGCCATCTGTGTTGGAGACGGTGGAGCTACCGGCGTCCCAGCACCAGGCGGCGTAGGCAGAGCTATTCCAATTAGTAGCATTATAAGCTCCACTTTGAGTTGAAACAGAAAAGCCGTTTGATGTTAAAGCTGTAATAACATTAAACGTGGTCTCAGTATTTGTCAGATTGGAATAGAGTTCCTTACCTGTGCCTCTAACTGAATCCGTAAGCGCGTGGTTAAACGTACCTGCTCGACTTTTAATCCACACCAGATCCGGGCTGAACCCCAGCCCAGTGATGGACTGCGTGCCGCCATTACCCGTATATAACTTCGTATCAAAGTAAAGACTGCCATCAGCAATCGTTGGTGTTGGTAGGTTTGCAGTACAGAGTGTTTTGTAACCGCTGGGAGCGGTGTAGGCAAAGGGGCGTTGACCGAAGTTTACAACATAGCTGTCTGTGACATATGCAGCGCCTGCAAAGAAGAAGGTGTCTCCTGCCTGTGCAGCGCTCCCTAGGCTGTAGATACCCTGTGATGATCCATTTTTATACCAAGTTGCAGTTCTATTGTCTGCATCAAAAGCTAACCCAATAATATCGCCCGAAGTAAAAGATGCTCCAGAGCTTGATGTAACAACATTGTTATGATAAATATTTCCATTAATGTGATAAACCCACCCGTAAATTGAGTTTCCCACCCAACTTAACGTTGGAAGTTGACCAAGCGCAATACCAATATAACAAGGTGACGTAACGATCTCAAATTCTGCATACCATTTACCAGAGCTAACTCCTACTGTTGATCTTGCGTTTACGTAGCCAGTATTTCCAGAGGTAAACTTTAAGTTGCCATCAGAAAGAACAATGTTGCTACCTAGAATTAAGGGGTTCAACGTCGCATAATTCCCCCTCACCTCAGCGCCAACACCCGTATCCGTCTCGGTGCCATTAGTGGGAGAGTCTACAAGGGAGTCGCAGCCAACAGCAATGGTGGTGTCTTGCGTGGAGTTAGGTGGGTTGAAGGTAGCGGTGTATTTGGCGACGCCTTTGTAAACCCGAAAGTCTTGGATGTATCCCGCAAAAGGCAGGGTACCATTTCCACGACCACCTATGCTGTAATCAGCTGTTGCGTTGCCAACATTATTCGTAAATGATCCCGTTGCCACACTAGACCCATCTCTGTATATTACAACATTGTTAGATCCTCCTCCATTACGGACGATAGCGTAATGGTGCCATGTGTTCAGAGAATGGTCTGACCCTTCTGTTATCGATACACTTATGCCGCTTAAATATAACTTCCATCTTTGACCAAGCGACGTACTTGTTTGAAGTAAAAAATTAGGATTAGTGCCGTAATTATGACTAATAATTGTCGCATAGTTTCCTACTGCAGTTCTATACATCCAAAACTCTACAGTAAAATCTCCAGTTCCAAAGTCGAAATCAGAA